GAGAAGCAAATGCAGAAACTCAGAGAGCAGCGAGATATGATAATGGATAGGTACAATCAATTAGCAGTTAAATTAAATCAATTAAATTATGAGTAGTAATCAATCAGCGTTTGCAAAGCTAAACGCAATCAATGTCAGAGACAAAGTAGAACGCAAGGGTAATCAAGATTATTTATCTTGGGCGTATGCTTGGAGCATTCTAAAGCATGAGTATCCTGACGCACAGAGAACTGTGTACGAAAGCCCATTCACAGGCATGAACTATTTCACAGATGGTAACACAGCCTATGTAAAGGTTGGCATTACAATCGGAGAACTAGAGCACATCGACTATCTTCCAATCATGGACTTTAGAAACAAGGCTATATCTGTGGGAGATGTTACATCGTTCGACGTTAACAAAACCATTCAGCGTTCTACGGTGAAAGCAATCGCAATGCATGGCTTGGGTATCCAACTATGGACAGGCGAGGACATCCCTGAACTAACAACGTCAGCACCTGCAAGACCAATCATGGTTGACAAGACTGCGTTAGTAATCGGAGATGGTAATTGGGAGAAGGTTAAGAACTATGCAGTATCCAATAAGGAACTAGGCGATTCAGCAATCATCAAGAACTTAGAGAAGAAGTATAAGTTATCAGCAGACGTTAAGTCTGAACTTAAATCTTTATTGAAGTAATGGATAATATTCTAGAACTCTTAAAGGATGATGGCAATTACTATGGAGGAGTTGGGAAGGCTTATCTTTCTAACTCTGACATAGGAACTTTGCTTAGCAATCCTAAGATGTTTGGCGTAAGCAGAGAGGACAACAAAAACTTTTTAGATGGTAGGTATTTCCACCAATTATTAATCGAGCCTGAGAAGGCTAAGGATATGAAGTTTGTTGACACATCTACACGCACAACGAAGGAGTATAAACAATTCCTAATTGACAATGACTTGCCTATCGCAATGCTAGTGAAGGAGAAGCTAGAGATTGAGAACCTAGTAAGCCAAATGAAATCAAACCTATATATGTTTGAGAACATTTACAGAGAAGGTAATCAGTATGAAGTGCCTGCAGTATCAGAGATTCAAGGTCTCATGTGGAAGGGCAAAGCAGATATTGTATGCGACGATATGTTGATTGACTTAAAGACAACGAGTAGCATACACGAGTTTAAATATTCAGCACGCAAATATAATTATGATAGTCAGTGTTACATATATCAGCAACTCTTCAACAGACCATTGGTATTCTACGTCATCGACAAAGGAACAGGGCAGATGGGTATATTCAGACCCTCAGAAGAGTTTGTTAAGAGAGGCGAGGATAAAGTATCTAGAGCCATCGAAGTCTACCACACTTTCTTTGGAGATAATCCGACTAGAGATTTGGCTGACTACTTTATAGAAGAAGTATTAGATTAGTAAACATTCGGTGTAGGGTATGCCCTAAGCGTTACATCGGATGCATCAAGGATTAGGGCAATAAAAAAAAGTAATATGTCACAGAAAGAAAAAATTTTCGCAGACGGATTCTCTTTCAAAAGAAGAGACAATGCCCCTGAGTGGGTAGTAGGTAACCTATCTATCAAAGCAGATGAGGCTATCGCATTCATTAAGAACCATACAAAAAATGGTTGGGTAAATCTTAATGTAAATTATTCCCAATCAGGTAAAGCTTATGTAGAGTTAGATACATTCGAGCCTAAAGGTAATGCACAAGCACAAGCGAAAGCACCTGCTGTTGCACCTGCTCCTGCAACGCAAGAGCCTGTAGATGAGGACTTGCCATTCTAATCTATACCAATAGAGATGGAAGAAAGGGAGGCAAATTGTTTCCCTTTTTTCTTCTCTAAACCATGACGAAAATGTCAGAAATATATTTCTATATTATATATATATTTTTCTTTTCTCTATTATTATTTTTTACCTTTACATTCCTCTTTAAAAATCGACATTATCGACATTAGTTAGAATAAGATATAAAGAGAGTAATTAAATCGACATCAAATCAACATCACTATGACATCAGAAATTACGATATTCAAAAATATCAAGGAGACAGCGACTCCGTTCTACCGAGATGTTAATACGATATTAAATCGTATCAAGGAAGGAGCGACCAAAGAATTGGTTAAGAAGATTCGCTTAGAAAAAAGAAAGCCTGAACGTAACGAACTAAAGAAACAGCTACCTGCTATTTGTTTCTCAGGAACATTCAACAAAAGAACAGACTCATCACTAATCAAACACAGTGGATTGATTTGTCTAGACTTCGATGGATACACCAAGCAGAAAGAACTACTACAAGACAAGCAAACATTATCAGAGAACAAGTATGTGTTCTCAGTTTTTATTTCACCATCAGGCAATGGCTTAAAAGTATTGGTTAAGATTCCTGCAGATGCAGAGAATCACATCAACTATTTCAACTCACTAGATAAATACTTTGACTCACCTTTCTTCGACAAGGCTACAAAGAATCTAAGTAGAGTTTGCTACGAGTCTTATGACCCATTGATTCACATCAACGAGACATCATCTGTTTGGGATAGAATCGAAGAGCCTGAGTACAACGAGGTAATCGTACACAAAGACCCTCCGACTATTCCTATCACAGATGAGAATAAGATTGTAGAGATACTCACTAAGTGGTGGATGAAAAAGTATCCGATGGTTGATGGACAACGTAACCACAATACATACATACTAGCAGCAGCGTTCAATGACTATGGTATCAACAAGAGTCTAGCATCATACGTAATGTCTCAGTATGCTAACGAGGACTTTACGCTATCAGAGATTCAACGAACTATTGACTCAGCCTATGAGCGTACTCAGAACTTCGGAACTAAATACTACGAGGACGAAGACAAGGTAAACCAAATCAGAGTGAAGCTACGGAGGGGCGTATCAAAAAAGGAGATTCGCTATCAGTTAGAGGAGTCACACTTAGATAGCGAGACGATTGATGCTGTACTGAACAGAGTAGAGGAAGAGAACTCCAAGCAAACATTTTGGGTGAAGAGCGAGAAGGGTGCAATTAAAATCATCCACGTGTTATTCAAACAATTCCTAGAGGACAATGGCTTCTATAAGTTTTGTCCCGAAGGAAGCAGGAACTACATCTTCGTTCGAGTAACGAACAACTTGATTGACCACACATCAGAGAAAGAGATTAAGGACTTTGTTCTAGATTATCTTTTAGAACTAGATGACATGTCTATCTACAATTACTTCGCAGATAACACACGTTATTTCAGAGAAGAGTTTTTGACATTGCTAGCAACGATTGATATTTACTTCATCGAAGACACGAAGAACACAGCGTATCTTTACTACAGAAATTGTGCAGTTAAGATTACAAACACAGACATCATACCTATTGACTATTTAGATTTGGGTGGATACGTTTGGAAAGACCACGTGATTGACAGGAACTTTAATCTTTGCAGTGTGTCGGATGACTTCTACTTCAAGAGATTTATATTTAATATCTGTGGCAAGGATGAGAGCAGAGTGAGGTCAATGGATAGCACGTTAGGATTCCTAATGCACGCACACAAGAACTTATCCTACTGCCCTGCAGTTATCCTGAACGATGAGGTTATCAGCGATAACCCTGAGGGTGGAACAGGAAAGGGATTGTTGATGAACGCACTATCAAACATGAAGAAGCTAGTGGTAATTGACGGTAAGTCTTTTGCGTTCGAGAGAAGCTTTGCATATCAGTTGGTGTCAGCAGATACGCAGATACTATGCTTTGATGACGTGAAGAAATACTTTGACTTCGAGCGTTTGTTCTCTGTGGTTACAGAAGGTCTGACGTTAGAGAAGAAGAACAAGGATGCGATTAAGATTCCTTTCTCCAAGTCTCCGAAGATTGCTATCACTACGAACTATGCTATCAAGGGTGCAGGTAATTCATTTGCCCGACGCAAGTGGGAACTAGAACTACATCAGCATTACACCAAGAACTTTACACCACTAGATGAGTTTGGTAAATTAATGTTCAGCGATTGGGATGATGATGATTGGTGTCAGTTTGATAACTACATGATTAGTTGTTTGCAAGGTTACATGAATACAGGTCTTGTTAGGTCTAAGTTTGTGAACTTAAAGGTGCGACAACTGTCGGCAGAAACATGCCACGATTTCATCGAGTGGTGTGGATTGCTAGATGGATTGCATCCGAACCCTGTGTTGCAGGTTGGTACAAGGTTATACAAAGATGATTTGTATTTGGATTTCATCAATGAGTTTCCTGACTACGCACCTAAAGCCAAGATGACTATATCAAGAACTAAATTCTACAAGTGGTTACACTACTACTCAATGTTTAAGAATGGTGTACCTGCCGAAGATGGAAGAGACGTTCATGGTAGATGGATTATCTTTAGAGGTAAGAATGAACAAGAACCTGTTGACGAACTAAACGTATTTTAATGAGAAGTTTTTTAGATAATATGACAGATGGAGAGAAACTCCATGTAGCTATGATAAACTCATACGATGTCATCGTTAATAACTTGCCACCTGAAGGCATCATAGTTGAGCAGAATGGTATTGGACTATTTGCCCATGACTTTGAGAGACCACTAGAGAAACACGATGTATCGAGCATCATAGATTACTTTGTGGAGATTGAAGAGTATGAGAGATGCGTAAGGCTTGATTGCATTCTAAGGTCATTGCCCGATGAGTAATATTATAGAAAGAAAATCAGGATACGACAACGAGGCTATGCTAGAGTATTGCAATAGCTTGAAGGGTATACTTGAATCTAGCAAGAGTGTTACCAAAGGTAGTGGTAAGAATTTAAGAACAGAAGTAATACGAAAGTACCCGAAGGACGAGCCGACTATGGAGGTTATACTAAGTAGCATTGAGTATTATTCAAACACCGAAAATCAAATGACTGACAAAATAGAATTTAGAGACTACCAAATAGACATCATTAATAAAGGTAAAGATTTGCTAAAGAAAAATAAATTCCTTTACTTAGCAATGGAGGTTCGCACAGGGAAAACTTTAACGAGTCTAGGGATAGCAAACAACAGGGCAGACATCAACAACGTGTTGTTTGTTACTAAGAAGAAAGCTATCAGTAGCATCATGAAAGATTACGAGATGTTAGACCCTACGTTCTTTATCAACGTGATAAACTACGAGAGCCTACATACTCTAGATAATTCAGAGGTATGGGATTTAGTTATATGCGATGAGGCACATAGCATGGGTGCATTTCCTAAGCCAAGTGGAAGAGCATTGGCTATTAGTGGTATTGTAAGAAGATGTAGATGCGAGGTAATACTTTTATCAGGAACACCAACACCTGAGTCTTACTCTCAGATGTATCATCAGGTTTATATGATTCCTAACAACCCATTCTCAGGATACAAAAACTTCTATAGGTTTTGTGATGATTATGTAGATGTTAAGGAGAAACGTATAAATGGTTTGGCTATTAGGGATTACTCGAATGGCAAGGATAGTATCCTAGAGAAGATGAAACCGTACATGATTACGTACACGCAGAAGGAGGCAGGCTTTACGTCTACTATAGACGAGGAGATTCTTTATGTACCGATGAGCACGCTGACTCATTCCTTGACCAAGAAACTACAACGTGATTTAGTTATCGAGGGAAAGGATGAGACCATACTTGCAGACACATCTGTTAAGTTAATGATGAAGCTTCATCAGTTGTACTCAGGAACTATAAAGTTTGAGAGTGGCAACAGCAAGGTTTTAGATTTAACGAAGGCTGAGTTTATAAAGGAAAGATTTGCAGGTAATAAGATTGGTATCTTCTACAAGTTTAAAGCAGAACTCGAAGCATTGAAGCAGGTGTTCGGTGATGACTTGACGACAGACCTTAGTGTCTTTGAAGACACAGACAAGTCTATAGCCTTGCAGATTGTATCGGGAAGGGAAGGCATTAGCTTACGCATGGCAGACTTTCTTGTCTACTACAACATAGACTTCAGTGCGACAAGTTATTGGCAGTCACGAGACCGTATGACCACTAAGGATAGGATGCACAACAAAGTGTATTGGGTATTTACTAAGGACGGAATAGAGGATAAGATATACCAAGCAGTAAGTAAGAAAAAAGATTATACAGTGAGTCACTTTAAAAAAGATTTATTTAGCTTATGATAACAGCAGAATCAAACGTGTTGAACACGAACATACCAAACCTAAAATTAAAAGTAAGAAGGAGTTGGTTAACCAAGAATGAAGATGACAAATTTATCTTCGATAATTGCTACGCATTTGCTATACAAAGTATAGCAGGGAAGATACTGACATTTCATATTATGACAGACTATGGAATGCTAAGAAGCAGAGTGCCTATCTCAGAGTTATTTAATAGAGATACCACGCAGGATATACCTGCAGATTTTAAACAACTATGGGATTGCTTCAGCGAGAATGTTAGCGTGGTTGAGTATCTATATCTATCAGAGAAGAGATGTCAGGTTATTTTAAAAGACAAATCATTTGTTTGGGCTACGTATTTATTTACAGTAGATTGGTTTAATAACCCATACTCAGATGAGCCTAGTGATTATAAGTGTGGTCACATACTACTAGCTGACGATGGTTATTTATTATGCCAACCAAACAATAGAATATATTGGAAGGACTCTAATTTTATAACCAATGAGTTTCCTGTTAACCCAAAAGATTTTAAAGTAGACACCACGCTAGAATGTGTAGAAGCTAAGAGTGATAGATGGGTTAGTGGGAATAGTGATTCTTTTTATTATGATATAAACGAAATAAACGAAACGGAATGAACCCAACAGAAAAAGCAATCGTGCTTAGCTACTTGCTGAGCAAATTATTAAACAAGAATCTAGATGTTGTACTGCACGAGATGAAGGTGATAGGCACAGCAGATGCAGGTAAGATGGAATACAGGATTGGTAAACTTATACAAGCCAACAAGAATGTGTTCGGAATACTTGAGCGTAACATAGCCAACGCTAATAACATTGAAGACTTAGAGTCTGACCTAGAAGATTTACTAGAAAAGATTTGGGAGTAATGACAGAGCAGCAGATACAATCCAAACGGATAAAGGAACTTGAGGATGAGGGTTACTATGTAATCAAACTAATCAAGACAAACAAGAACGGTATCCCTGACTTGCTTGCTATACCACCCAATGCAAATGTTTTATTCTCTGAGGTGAAGACATCTGTAGGAAAGGTATCAAAGCTTCAGGAATTTAGACACAAGGAATTAAAAGACAAAGGTTTTAACGTAGAAATTTATAAAGGATGAAAAATTTAATCAATAAAGAAACACAGACATTAATACTAAAACAAATCGTAAGCGAGGTGTTCGATGTGGACATCTTAGACAAGAGTAGAATTAGAAAAGTTGTAGACGCAAGAGGAGTTTATTCAAAAATCCTCAAAGACAAAGGCTTTACGCTAGTTTTTATTGGACAATCATTAAACAAAGACCATTCAACAATTATAAATTGTTTGAACAATACGGAATTTTTTATCGAGAATGAAAATAATATTAAACAAAAGTATTACATTTGTCTTAGTAAGTTTCATCAGGCACTAGGAATTACTGAATTAGATACGTTATCAGACTTGTCTGAGTACCAACTAAAGAAGGAGATTATAAAGCTAAGATTAGAATTAACAGACTTAGCAGATAGTTATGATGAATTAAATACTAAGTACACTATAGATGCTAAGAAGCATTCTAAGTATGAATACATTTATCAGATGATAAGTACAAGATGCAAGGATAGTTATCTATATATGGTAGAAAGAAAAGTTAATCAGATACTAAACACACTTCATCAATAGCATGAAACATTTATCTTCACTTGAAATAGAAAGACTTAACTATATCAATAGAACTATGGACGACATCCACGATTCTTCAAACGAAATTTACGAACGCCTTGTCGATAGAGAGTACGACGAATTAAAGGTGGAGATAAACAATCAAATCAAGCAACTCAAACAACTACTTGACTCATTAGAAGATGACATATAGACCTCGACTAAGTGAAGATGAGTTTGAACTCATCCAACAATATCGAAATAGGCATCAGGCTTTAGCGAACGAATGTGATGCTAACGGTATACCAATAGAGAATGTTAAGCAGTATTGGAGTAAGTCAAAACACTTCAGTATCAATGTTAAGAATGATGTACTACAAAAATCTTACGAAGATATTAGAGACGAACTTATCTCACAGATGGATAAGTATTCTCCCAACTATCCTAAGGTAAAGTATCAGGCATTCGATGACTCACATCTTCTAGTTGTAGACCCTGCTGACGTACACATAGGTAAGCTAGCTTCTTCATTTGAAGTAGGAGAGGATTACAATTCTCAGATTGCAGTACAGCGTGTGCTAGATGGGGTGCATGGCATCTTAAACAAGTCAAAAGGATTTGATATAGATAAGATAATGTTTGTTATTGGTAACGACATCCTGCATATTGATACGCCTAAGAGAACTACAACAAGTGGAACTTCTCAGGATACTGATGGGATGTGGTACACAAACTTCTTATTAGCTAAGCAGTTGTACGTAGATTGCATTGAACTTCTTATGCAGGTTGCACCTGTACACGTAGTGTTCAATCCATCTAACCACGATTATACCAATGGGTTCTTCTTAGCTGACGCTATATCTGCTTGGTTTAGAAACTCTGAAGATGTTACGTTCGATGTATCAATAAGCCACAGAAAGTATTACCAATACCACAACAACTTAATTGGTACTACGCATGGTGATGGTGCTAAAGAAAACGATTTGCCATTATTGATGGCTAACGAAGCACATAATGGATGGTCTGAAACAAAGCACAAGTATATATACATACACCACAAACACCACAAGTGGTCGAAGGATATAATGAATGTAACACTAGAGGGTATGCGTTCTCCTAGCGAGGCAGACAGTTGGCATCATCGCAATGGCTATCAGCATTCTCCTCGTAGCATTGAAGGATTCATCCACCATAAGATTCATGGTCAGGTTGCAAGAATAACACACACATTTTAAATTAAAACAATGAGAGTATTGGAAGCACTAGTAGGAGAAATATCTAGGCAGAAAAAGATTGATGCCTTGATGAAATTAAAAGAACAAAAAGAAGCCGAGTTAAAAGAAATTCGGTACGCACTAAGATTAACAATTAGAAAAGCAATAAACAAATAAATCTTTCATGTAGTAGACTAGAACTAGTAGTGTCTTTAAAGACACTACTTTTTCTTTTTAGTTTCCAAACCCACCACTCTTACTTCCAAATCCACCACTCTTACGACTTCCTTTACCGAATCCACTCTTTTTGCCGAATGAACTATCAGAAGTTTCTTTCTTTTCTTTTTTAGATGGAGTTGGTTTGTTTAATGACTTCTCTGTTTTCCCTTTTTGCTTTGAATACTTTATAGCATTTCTAACTACGGTGTTTACCTCTGATGGGGCTAGACCTATGTTAGTTAATACAGCAGGTACAAGAAGCATTGACAGTGCTTCTCTATCAGTATCTGATACTTGTTTTTCATTTCCAAAGTTATCTTCGTATGTACCTGATGCAGATAAATTACCTAACTCCCAAAGAGTGGAAGCCCTTCCTGCAGCTATACCAAATGACCCTAAGCTAGAAACAAAATCTTGTTTTGGAACATCATATATTGATACTATATCTTCTTTGTTTACACCTGCAATCTCTTGAGAGAAATCAATAACTGCTTTACTTGCAGCCTGTATTGGCTTATCTAATATTGGCACAGGAGATATTATATCAGGTATAGTTCCTGTAACTTGTCCTTTAATGACATCATTAATTCTTTTATTTCTTTCCTCATCATCCTCATCTTGACCCATTATAGATTTGGTTATTGTTCCTATAAGTATAGATAGACCTGCAGATACAATTTTAAATGTAGCTAACTCGACACCGAAACCTGCGACTGAGCGAGCAGCGATTGACTTATCTTCTGCTGTAGATGTTTTATCAGATAGCACAGCCAAGTCAGAGCCTAGCCTTGCAGCTTGGTTCATTCTGAAACTAGCAAATGATAGCAATAGCTTTACTAATATTTGACTCGAAGTTTCTTTCTTAGACAATAGTTTACCTGACATGTCTATGTCTGATACGTTCTGCTGTCTATCAACCATTCTTTGTGCATAGCTAGCAGCCTCTTTATTTAATTCATGTGTCTTGTAATCTATATTACTTACATCAACTCCTTGATTCTTTAATGACTTCTCATAGTATGACAACCAAGATGCTCTAGCTATATACACATCGGGCTTAACCAAGAACCACTCAAGCATTTGAGCGTTAGCATTCTCTATTGCTTTAACTAACTTCTGACCTTTTGTTTTAGAAGCTGTCTCAATCATTCTATTTAATGATTCTATTTGAGCCTGAGATTCAACACCTCTATTAGCTATAGCATATCCTGAGTTGCTTATGAAATTATTTTTATATACATCGAACGGTGCTTGAATATCTAAAGAACCTGCGTTTATTAATGTATTCACAGCTACAGGTAGTACCTGTTTTACAGGCTGAGTTACCCCTGCCAATGCTTGACCAACACCAATAGCTGTTAATGAATTTAATTTCTTTAAAGCTGAAGACAACTCATCATTTGTAAATGGATTCTTACCTCTAATATTATTTACATATAATTGTATTCTATCTCTTAACACTTTTCTATCCTCACTTTGAGGTACAATTTTTGAAAAATCCTTAGAGTTTAAGAATGAATCTATTTGTCTTATTGGGTAAGCTGTATTAATATCTACAAGAGCATCATACATAGCCTTAGACATATTACTGTCAAATGATAAATCAATATACCTAGTTACTTCACCATTCTTAGGATTGGTTGGTAAAGAGTCAGGTCTAGTTGCTTCCATTAAAACACCTGATTCTTTTTTGTATATAGTTCCGTTGTTGGTATGGAATGCTGAATCATCATTAGTTAATTCAACTACACCTAAATCAGAATCTAATTTTGAAAATTTATCAGGGGTATAGTTTAAGTCTTTCTCTAAAACTTTATTATATATATTTTCAGATACATTAGACATCTCATCATAGTTTTCAGACCATGTGTTCTGCCAAAAATCAACTGCCTTTAAATTTTCTTTATCGATTTTCTTTGTTACATCAGATGCATCCTTAGAATCTTTTGCTATTTTATCAAAAGCTTTTTTGTATACTTCAGATTTCTGTTGTTCAACTTCACTTCCTACAGATAATGCATCAATAGATTCTTTAACCAAATCTTTTCTTCTATTAAATTCTGCTTGTATTTCAGCAGATGTACCAAGTACATTTCTCATAAGGAATGCTGCCATACCTCTTTCAATATTATTATACTCGGTATTAAAAGCTTCGCCATTGGGTTTAGTTTCGTAGAATGTTTGTACATATTTATCTACAATTTTATTGGCTTTAGATTGTGCAGCAGACTTTTTATTAACTAAGTCTGTAACACCCATAGCATCCTGTATCTTGCCTCCTGCATTAAACCCACCAAACATTCTCTCGAATACTATGTTAAGGTTTGCTAACTGCTCAGTAAGTAATCTACCAACAAACCTAGACCAATACTTTTGTAATGGTTTAGACTTGATTCCTTTTTCAGCTATTCTTTTTGCGTTCAAATCTCCTTCATATCTAGATAGAGTATCCTCCATCTTAGCAGTAGATTTGTTCTGCATGAAATTAGCTAATGCATCTACAGCAGACAGTGCTGATTTTATTGACATAGAATCTAAATCCATATTCATAAATTTCTTTACTATGGATTTTTGGTTATCTGTAAAATCTATTTCCTCTCCTGTAAAAGAATCCTTACCACTAGAAATCATATCATCTATCAAGGCAGAATATGTGTTGAACATTTTGTATACAGTTGACCTGATTATATCATCGTATTTTTTTTCAACTACAGTATCTTCTTTTAGTAACTCTAATATCTTTTCGTAGCTTAAATCAGATGCATCAATACCCATCAACTCTTGAATCTCATTAACTTTATTTTCAAAAAGTTTTTTGTTTTGAGAATCAATTGTTTTATCAACGTACTTAGACATCTCATCTATGTTTACAATATCTGCAAACTTCACACCACTCTTCTTTAACATAGAACCTTTTATAGATTCTTTTAATCTTGATGCGTTATCATTGTACTCATCTATGTTATCAACTAAAGATGGGTCTATTGCTAAAAACTTCTTAGCAAAGTATCTTGTGTTTGCATTCTTATCTTTATTTCTAGATAACTTTGATATTGCTTTCTTCGTAGATAAAGCTTCGTTCAACTTACTATCGTAATCTGCATCTGCAAATATCTTAGATACATAATCTGAAAACTTACTAACTGAATCCAAGCTAAGAAGATTAACCTTACTGAACTTCTTAGTTATGTTCGCTGCCTGTTTTGCAGTAAGCTTACCACTGTCAGCCATCTTCTTTACGCTTGCACCTAACTCCTTACTAGCATTTGCAATAGCTATCTTAGCATCTCTACCACCTCTAGCTAAGTCCATTAATTGTTTATCTCTGAGTTTTCTCTCAGACATAGTTATTTTTTTCTCATCAACAAAGTCATTAAAGTATTTGTCAAATTGACTTACTCCTTTTTCTGTTTCAGTTATAACACCTTGTTTTAATCTAGCTACACTAGGTGCAGATTTTTCTTTTAATCCTACTTGCTTGCGAACATCACGAATGATGGCTTCTTTCTGAACATCACTTGCATTTTTATATGCATCAGTTTTATTCAATAGCTTCTCCACATTAGATACTATTTTATCTTTGGCAATATTTTTAGATGTCTGTCTAGCAATCATTTGATTTGCCTTATCCATCATATCATTATATCCGGGAATCTCTATCTCAGACACACCTTCCATCTTGCCTTCCTGAACTTTACTTTCTGCCATTAAGTTGATGCTATCTATAACATCTTGCTTAGATACATTATGTTTCTTAGCTGCTTTAATAATAGCTTCTTGTAAAGTAATACCTGTCTTAACTAAGGCTTTTAATGTTTTAATAACAGCCCTCATTACAGGTACAGATATATTCATACCTGCAGTAGTCTGACCAAACTTCTTTAACTTATTATCTGTGTCATCTAATATTGTTAATAGTTTGTTTAGAACTGTAGCATCTTTAGTATCTGCTGTAAGCAACTCTTCTATACCAACACTAACAACTTCCTCTTGTGGTTTACCAAGAAGGTTATCAAATACTTTTCTTACTGCAGGAGTAAGTTCAATATCAATACTACTACCTTTAATTTGTTTGTATATACTAGTAAGCCAAGTTTTTAATTTAGCAAATACGCTTTGCAATTCAGGAGTAGGTGCTTTACCTTCTCTTAAATAACGCTCGAACCCTCTTGCAAATTTTTCTTCTGCTCTAGTAGTCCAATTATTATTTTTTACGTTAGCCCATTTCTTTACAGCCTCATAATCTTTTGCAAAGTTTTCATCTGTACTAGCAAGCTTCTCAAGAACATTACGCCCTAAGTGACCTGTTGCTTCGTGTGCTAATGTAGATATGTCAGCACCTTTGAATATATATATGCTAGCTTTATTATCACTAACGAAATCAATAGCACCCTTAGCCTTACCACCTTCTTCTTGGAAGGCTATGATAGGGTTATTAGAATCAGCTTCTGTGATGTCAGTCTCAATCCACTCTCTACCATTGTCATCTGTTACAACTCTAGCATCAGGACGCATCTTCATCATCAATGCATCTAACTCTTTGTACTTATCTACTACTGTTTGTTGACTGCTATTTAATTCATCTTCAAAGTTTTCTTGACTAGATTCAGTATCATATTGGTCAGGTTGATTAAAGTTTACAATACTACTTCTACTTTCTATGGCGTATAATGTATTACCATCTCTCTCCACATCGTAAGCCCAAGATATTAATTCAGTATCATCCATGTTACTAAATCTATCATCTAAATCTTCTCTTACATTATTTTCTATATCATCAAAGCTTACAGTCTCTGCATCTTTATTTTTTGAAAAATAATTATCTAAAGCAAACTTAACGGTATCACCCATGTATTCATTATCTGCATCATATTCGCCTGCTTCATCTCTAGTGATATTGTTGATGTCATTAACCTGTTTATCTAAATCATATCTTAACTCATCTAATCTATTATCAACTTCTCCGTATACTAAATCATCGTAATTATAAATAGATACATCATCTTTAGGTGCTGCTCTAAAGTCATATCTTCCACTTGAAATAACAATAAATTCTTCACCACCGTAATCTATAGTATCTCCTACTTCTAATTGGCTTTCATCTGCTGCATCTGTAACCTCATAAGGTGCATCACCTTTCTCACTAACATATCCTTCTATTAATGCAAGTGTATATGGTGTAGGGAATCTTAACTTTTCAGCACCTTCATCTGCTGCATGTTTTATAGCTTCTCTAAATAATCTAAGTTCGTGTATCTTTTGAGATGCAACAAATTGTTTTGTAATAACACTAGTTTCTTTAGAGTTTTTAATTTCCTCTGCTCTCTTCTGAGTGTATTTTTTTACCTCTTCTTTAGCATCATTATATTCTTTTTCGTATTCATCTTGTATTTCTCTAAGTTTTTTGCGTTCTTCATTACTATTTGGTGAATCAATTTGCATAGCAATTTTTTGAGCAGCACCAACTAATTCCCTATTTAATGTTCTCTGAACAGCAACATCAGGATTATTTATATACTCTAAAGTATTTGTTGCAATTTGACCACCACCTATATAATTATCATTATTATCATAAATATTTACAATAACTAATTCAGCACTACCATTAGGGTATTGTTGTTTAAATATTTTTTCTTTTAGTTTATATCTATCCTTTAATAAATTTGCAAACTTATTATCAATAGGTAATTGAATATTTTGTCTGTAATCATCTATCTCTTCCTTAGGTATCTGTGCAGTATAAATATCACTAGCTTTATTCTTTTGGAAGTAATCACTTTGTAATTCAGCTAAGTTGTAAATTTTTTGACGGTCATTAAACCACCCACGAATGTGACCAAACAAACCTTTGTTTATTTCTCTTTCTGTACCATCTATTCGTCTATCACTAATCCATTTTTCAACCTGCTCTTTTGTGCCTGCAGTGCCAACATAGCTAGCTATTTCAGTTTCGCTAACACCTGATGGCATTGCAGTATCTACTGCAGCATATTGATTAGTACCGGGTATTTGTCTTAACTCGTAATTTTTTTCTTTTAAACCACGTGTATAAAAGTCATTACCAAAATGTCCTGTCTCTCCATGATTAATAGGACTATTGAATACAATTGTTTCTGCATTACCATAATCCTCGTTATCACCTAGATTATCCATACCGTAAGAAGAGTAAGATGTAGTTTTAATCTTTTCAAGTTTCATAACCTGAGTGTCTACATCGTTTCTAAACTCATCAAAGTTGATACGCTTCTGACCTTTATATTTATCATAGTCAAGAACTTCAGCAACAATATCTTTTTCAATCTGCTTGCCACGTGACTTCATCATGTCGCTAATAGATTGAGGAGATACTTCTTTACCTGCCATTGTTTTAAACTCAGGCATCTCAAGTACACCTAGAGTAACTCTTGTTATAGGCTGCTGTGGATTGGTATCATCTTGATACAATACACCACCTACAGTCTTTAACTCCTCTAAGTTTCCTTCTTTTATCTTATCTATATTAGCCTCATAGAAATCATCTTTGCCTGTTGTTTCTTTCCAAACTTTAGACATAGCATCTGTAAGAGACATCTGTGCGTCTATCTCTTCATTGCTCATTGGTTTTGTTTTATCTTTAGCAGATACTAACAAACCATCATCACGTAGTTTAACCAAAGATGTTTTAACTTCCTCTCGTTTAGGGCTTAATGGAATTTGCTCTTCCTGTGTCTTTAAAGACACTTGCTCTTTTGCTAATTCTATTTCTTTATTTATTGCATTTAATTGACGAGTATATAAGTCAATATCTTCAGCAACATTTATATCAGTTGCAAAATTAAGTTTATCTTGTACTTCCTGTGCCTTATCTTCTAATACATTTAAAGGTTGTGTGTTTAAATTATCGAAAGAAAATACTGTAGCATCTCTTTTTACTACTTCTTCTTTTGGCTTAGCTTCTTCGGTAATGACTTCAGTGACTTGGTCTCCTTCGCCCACTTCTTGCAGTCCCACTTGGGGTTGTTCTGTGCGAAGCACGCCTTCATCTGTTGTTTGCTTTTGAATGGCATCGTTTTGTTTTTGAGTATTTATTAATTCGTTATCTATCTCTTGAGTCTTCTTTGTTAAGACTTCTATTTGTTGGTCTATCTCAGGATGATATACCTCATCCATCATATTCTTCTTACCTTCTAGTTCTCGTATTTGATTTTGTACATCTGTCTTTCTGTTCATCAATACGATTGATTCTGCTCTAGCTTCACCAACAATATTATCAGGTATCCTAGCATCAGATACTTTAGATTCCTCTATTACTTTGATACCATCTTTAAACTCAATCTCATCTATAGTACCTTCACTTAATAATTTCTTTAAATGATTTCTTGCATCCTCATCACCTGCAACTTTGTTTGCTGTAATTTGGAGTGCAATATTTTTATCACTAGATGATGTGTTCTTTCTTTCTAAAGCACCTTGATATGCAGTTGATGTAACTAATGTAGGAGCACCTGCACCAACTTCTGCTATACCCTCTAATGCAATAGCATTAGGGTCAATCTCTTCACCTGAAGCTACCTGTGCAACAAACTCTCCTGTTGAACCACCTATCGCTTCTACACCTAAACCTGCACCCTTTCTTGCTACTGAACGTGCCATAGTGCTACCACCTTTAGCAACTTTACCTGCTATGCCTGCAGTGAACACATCTATTATGGCAATAGGCACACCTCTCTTTAGACCTGATATTCTGAATTTCTCAATCATATCTCTATCAGAGAATGCTTGTCTTATTTCTTCGGGGTTTTTTAAATCGAAACCTGCATCTTTAATAGACTGTAATATCTTTTGAGATGTCTCGATATTAAGACCTGCCATTATAGTGCCTGCTGTAGCACCTGCTATTGCTCCGGGAATAGCACCTACACCACCAATGGGAGCACCTGCTGCAGCACCGACAGCTACACCCTGAGGTATAGACCTTGTTGATGCTTTTATTTGAGATGCTAATGAATTTAAAATTGTTTCTCCTATGAACTTTGCACCGTCTACAGGGTTGTTGATGACCCAAGATAATCCACCCTCAGCAAATTTTTGTTCTTCTTTAGATGGAGTATATGTACTTAACTCTTGTTCTATACGTGAAAGTCTATTAACATCCTCATCAGTCATTTCTTCAAACCCTAAATTTACTATATTGGCTTGTTCTCCCTGAAGTAATCCTTTGTTCCACGCATCACTTACCCTTTTAGGAACTAAGTCAGATGCTTTCTGTATAACTGCACTACTGAAATTTCCAATAGGGTCATTATAATTTTTTGATTGTTTATCTTTTATTTCGTTCCAAGTCTTATTAAGTCTAGGGTCTGCAAAATCTTGTATATCTTTTGTTTTACCCTGCTGATATTCCTGCATACCTTTGACCATTTTGGAAAAGCTAGCCTCATCATACTTAAACTTTTTTTCCTCAGGTTGAGGCGTAGGCTCAGGAGCGACATAAGTCTTCTTACCCTCCTCTGTTAATACAATAGGAGGTGCAGTTGGGTCTTGTTGAAACTTAGAAATATCTGTAGTTAATTCCCTACCACTTTGCTTAACAATTTTTTGTGACGCTGAAGGAGTAGCATCCGATACTGAAGGAGTAGTTTGTTTTTTTTTTAACCCAAGTGTTTCCTCAAAATCACTAATGTTATTAAAACCTAATTCTTTATTTGATGCATCAAAAAAAACTTTTCTACTTCCCGGATTAGCCATTAACCCTTTGAACTCATTGAAATCTTTGAATCCTTTATTGTTGGCATAATTATCCCACAGAAATTGCAACTGACTCTCGTTCATATTATATTAATTTTTTTTATTTGCTTTCATTTGGTCAGCAAGATTGGGTTTTTTTGTTTCTACAACAGGTATGTTGCTTACAACTAAATTATCATCTTCTGCTGCAGATGCAATAAATTTCTTTATAGAATTATCTATATTACCTTTAAGTACAAACCATTGGAATCTCTTACCATCGGGTGTAGTTATTTTAACTCTATCAGGAGAAAGAGTATTTTTCTCAGGTGTAAATGTAAATCCTAAATCACCAAATCTAGTTGTTAGTTTATTAACAGTTTCAGTAGGATTATCTTGTGTAGATAAACCCGAAACTGTACCTAAATATCCACCTAATAATTCAGAGTTAGATTTAACTTTTTCTCTTCCTCCTTTTACTCCTGTAAAGCTTTTCTGACCCCCACTCAATCTCATATTAGGGTTTCCTCCACCTGTACGTTTCATTACAGATAAAACATCATCTACACCATGAATTTCATTACCTAATTCATTCCATCTTTTAAGTGTAATAGTATTAGGGTCATAGTCTATAGTTCTATTCATTTTATTATTATCATAAAGGAATGTAATTTTACCCGGAGTATTAAAATCAATATCTAACAAACCTTTTTCTTGGGCTAGTTTTGTACCAACTATTGCTGCTACTGCATCCTTCTTTTCTTGAGCAGTTCCTGCTGTAAATATTCTACCCCAAGTTCCTACAGCAGTTTCTTTTTCTTTTTTCTCATCACCTCTACGAGCCTGCCATTCCTGTGCTTGTGGTGGTTCATAATACTGAGTCTTAGCTTCATAATCCAAGCCTGCTCTTATTCTATCTCTTAAAAAATTCTCAGCATCTTTCTTTTGTTCAGGGCTTAACTGTGGAGTTAACACACCACTAGTAGGGTTTGCAGGGTCTGCAATCATTAATATCTTTTCGCCTGTTTTTATTTGAGGGTCATTAGGGTTATTAGTAAACCCATATACTGAAACCTTTCCTTCTTTATTGGTTTTCGATTTAATCCAATCAGTTAATATACTAGCTGAACTATTAGGGTTTACAAGCAAACTATCAATATATCTTTGCTCATAAACTTCATATCCTGTTCTTGTTCTAATATCTTCTATTGTTCTGATAACACGACCTTCTAATGCAGCACTAGCAAAAATTTCTTTACCAAAAGAATCAACAACATTAGCCACTTCCTTATCTACATCATACTTATCTAATTGTACAGTAGATGCATACTTTAATGTATCAATAGTATTATATGTATTAGGGTCTTTATTTAAAACATACTGACCTGTAGCAGGGTCTATCTGTGGAAGACCAACTGTAACACGACCGTTATTATTTATATAAAATTGTGACTTGCTAAAGTTTGCTGCGTTCTCAACTAATGAGCGAAGATATACTTCTTGCTCTGATGAAGTACCTGTCTTTGCTCTCTCAACATCCTTAGCATAATTCTCTTGATATGTCTTAGTTGTTTGGAATATTTTACTTGTATCAGTCTTTAAGTTTTGAGTATAGATACTAAAATCTTTTGGGTCTAATTGACCTGACTTTAATAATCTATTCATCATCAAAAGATACTCTTGACCTTGTGTTGAATAGTTAAGTATATTCTCATTAACACCTCTATCTAATCCTGTTGGATTATCTGCTAGTGTTTGTAGAGTTTCTTCTGTGGCTTTTTCAATATCAGCTTTTTTCTTCTCACGAAGAGTAGCTTCTTCTTTAAGCATACCACTAAAGTTCTTATTAATGGTTGACCAATCTACTCTATCAGCTACGTTTCTTTCAACGTATTTATAAAATGTCGACATATCTAATTATTAATATTTTCTACCACCAACACCATACATCCCCATATCAAACAATGGATTGGTATTTGGCATACCACTATTTGTAAATCCAACTTTGCTAGCCTGTGGAATACCACCTAATGCTATGTCATTTAACCCCCTGATTTGGTCTTTGGTAAAATTAGTTGTAATAAAATCTTGAAACTTAATAGGGTCTGTAGGGGCTGTAGATAAATCTATACCAAATTGTTTATTTACAGACTGCATAATTAAAGGGTCTGTTAATGTTTGTTGGAAGGTTTTACCTGATGCTAGATTTGCTCCATAATTTTGTGAAGCTTGATTATATGCTCTTGCTGATTGAGATTTATTATACAAAGGAACAAAGTCAGCAGCTTGTTTTACAGTGCTAGTAAGACTTGCCATTGCATCTTTTGTAAATGCATTACCCATTGCTTCTGCACTAGCTGCTGCTGCTTGTGCACCTTGTGATTCTGCTAAGCTTAATTCAGCACGAGCGTTTCTTAATTGAGCAGCTTCTGTTGCTGTAGCCTTATCTAATGCTGTAAGTTCTTGACCCATTTCACTAGCAATCTGCTGTTGACCTTGTTGCTGTAAAGCATATATACGACCTGCATTTTCTGCTGCACCTCTTTCTCCTTCTCTACCTGCCTCAATTGCTTGTGCACCTGCAGAGATTAAAGCCTCACGCTCTAACTGATAAGGTTCTTTTTGAATACCTAATGCTGCAGAATAGTTAATACTTAATTCTTTCTTAGCTTCAGCCATTGCTCTTTCAGCTTCTGCCTCTGCTTTTTTCTGTAGGTTTCTCTGCTTACCTGCTTGAGAAAATGATGATGCTGTACTTCCTGCACCCATTGCTAATCCTGCTGCTGTTGCTATTGTAGTAAATGCCGGCATATTATAATATTTTTATCATTTCACTAATATGGGTATCACCTTTAATGTACCCTTGACTTTCATATACATTTATAAGACTACTATTCTTTAATAATGAATAGGAGTATTTACATCCTGAATCTCTTGCAATATTTGTTAGTGTATCTACCAATAGTTCTAGTGCTTGTTTTCGATTTGGCTTTTTTCTATATGTCTTACTTGATACAATAAAATCAACCCAACCAATTGCTGAGTTTGTTATGTAAACAAATCCTGCACATACAGGAACATCACCATCTAAAATAAGTATACCACCTGTCCCATTTTCAGGAAGGAAATCTTTTTGAGGTGCTGTCCACCCCCAATCATTCCACCATCCTAACAAAGTATCAAAATCAGTTTCTTCTAATTTCTTTATATTAAATTCCATTTAGTTACAAAGATACTAAAATCAAGGATAACTTTTCATTACATCAGAACCTAATTGGAATAACTCTATCTTACTTGAAGATGAGTTCTCAAGTGTTACTACAGCGTAGTGACCTAATAGTCCATGCGATTCAGCAACAGAGTTCTTGATAAACATTATAAATGGTGTCTGAGTAGTGATAGGCTGTGCGTTTAATATCGTACCATCTATAATCAATTGGTTTAAATCGTTAGGTAAATCTACATTCACCTCAGTTACCTCTCCTGCTAATGATGGTGTAGTAGATGAGCCTTCTAAGAAGTATACCATATCCCCTACACTAATAAGACTACCAATGTATATTGGTGGGTTTACTGAGAAGTTTAACTCTATAGCAGATATAACTCCATCAACCGATTCGGTTCTCCCTATACCACTAGTAGAACGGAATGCGTACTCATCAGGTATTGCAGGTACTGAACCATCGTTTCTTATATATGCAAAGTATACTTGCTCTTTCTTTTCAAACCAATTATATTCAACGTATCCTGATATTTGTAAATCAGTAATAACTTCTGCACTCCACTTATCATCTCCTTGAAGACTTAGTGTCTTATATAATTTATTCTCTAATGGTGCATCATTTAATACAGTCTTCATTATTGATGGATATGTAGTACCGTAAAAAAAGTTTCTATTGCTATTTGAGTTATGCAAATATAAATTCCCACCTTTAAAACTGTATAATTTATTATTCATACCAACCATGTAGTCAGGTATGAATGAGTAGAAGGATACCCATCCCTCTACATTCTCTGCGTATGTTAAAGTATATTCGCTCATTATATAGGACAAACTAATGGTGTAACATTTCCTGAAGTTAAAAACACTGAGGCATGATTAGGAGTAGGTGTTACAGTATAATCAATATTACCTGTAAGATTATCTATAGGACCACTGTAATATATTTCTCCACCTGCAGATATATCACATACTCTATATTGTACTATATTGCCTGAACCTGATTCCCATTGCCCTCTAATTTCATAAGGTAGTTCTGTTATTAGTGGATATATAGTTCCACTCTGAGCACTAGTAGTTGTTACTACATTCAATAGTTCTACCATTGAATTGTTATAAACAATTAATCTTCCTCCAACTTGACCATTCAATTGCCATGATAAAATAACTGTTGTTGCAGAACAATCTGCTTCACATTCTCCTAATGTTGCATAAATACCTGAGCCATCTCCGGGATTTACACATGAACCTTCTACACAATTGTATGATTCAGGTACGCATCCATCGCAAGTTTGCTGTGGTAATAACACACCCAATACTTGTTCTCTAACAATCAGACCATCTGAATAGAATCCATCATCTGCCAATGTAGTTAATGCAGCATCTGAAAATATAGCTGTTGAACTTCCTAGTGAAGGTCCGTTTAAATAATATGTTGAACTTGTTGCCATTTTTATTTTTTAATTAAATTATACAGGACACCCACACTCTTGGTCTAATGTTAATTCTCCTGTTCCTGACACAATTGTAGGTACTGTATCTATTACAGCACACATGAATACAACTTGTGATGCAGGTACTTCTATTTCTGTTGGTGTTCCACTGCCACATAGTTCATAAGAAACCGTTGAGCCTGAACCTGAGTCTGTATACATCCAATTCCAACATCCTTCAGTACATCCACCATCACACCCACAACACGCATCTAAAGTATCTTCTGTTGAATAGCACAATACAATTTCTGTAGATTGTCTATAATCCCAAATCAAATATAAGTATTCATCAGTACCTGATGGCATTGTAAATTCTGCAGAATATGTAGCAGGTGCACTAGCAGTATTTATTGGTGTTATATCTGTAGATAAAGATAACAATGTATTTATATCTGCAGTATTGTTTCCGTATAGTGTATCACTTCTTAAATATCTAAACTTGTTTTTAGCAGGGTCGAATGTAAAGTCATCAAACCCAAACTTATTGCAAATCACTGTAACATCAGAACCGTTAGTAGGTATACTTCCAAATCCTTGAGCACCCGAAAATTCACTGTATTGAGATACCAAAGGACTTTCTGTACCTGATATAAACTCAACTAATTCAGATGATAGTGGAGATATAAATTCTCCATCTACATATCTATACTCATTATGTATAAATTGACCTGCATCATTATCACTTGTTAAGCATATATTGAATACATTCAATATCTGAACTTGTGGGCAATTTACAGTTATATCTATGAAGTCAACAGATGTTGTAGCTATAGTTATTACTGCTTGGTTTATTGAGTTGCTTGACTTATTAAATGTAAGAACTCCACCTACTGTAACAGGACCTGTTGTATAAGTATCTTCTCCGTATGTAACAGATATAGTTACAGCAGAAACCTCATCAGGGAATGCATAGTTTATATCTACATCACCAACCAATTGACCTAAGTTGACACAGTATGTAACAGGGTTTAATGTAGATAATAGTATTCTTGTTTGTGTAATGCCACAATCTAAGCAATCATCTTGTGTTGGCAAACTAATATCATTAGATGAAAGAATGTATTCATTCATATAAGGGTCATAAGCACCAAGCTTCTGTGTTCCAAATGAGTTATTAAATAAATCTCTGAACCAAGTACGCATATTAGCTTCAGACACAACCTTTAGTTGGTCATTGCTATATGCACTACCACGAAGTTGAAGCACTGCTCCACGCTTAGCATCCGTAAAGTATTTATCATATCCATAAGAAGTAAAACTCTCAGGGTTATTACTAATACCATAATTTTCTATACGTGCAATCTGTGTACCTAATACCTCAGGCACTGATGTAATTGCACCACCTGCTGCTGCATCAGATAATAAATTCTTACCTGATAGTACATAAGATATTTTATCTTCCTGTAGGGCTAGTATATCTGTCTCACGAGCGAACAAAATTGCAATCGGACCAAATGATACCTCTAGATTTTTATAGTTCAGTAGACCTGCGTTAAATTCGTTCAGCTTATTTGTATTTGATTCACTATTATATACACCACTATATGTGATGTCAGCAAATCTATCTGACTCTTTATAATTAAATGCAGATGTAGTTGTTACTCTATTACCTAAGTTGAATGTTTTACCTACTATTGAATCTAGTATCTTATAACTTTCTGCTCCGTTACCAAACGCAAAGCAGTTAAAGAATTCAGGTTCTATAATTGCAGGTAACGTAGTAGTTTGGTTTTCAATATTTCCTTGATGATTACCATTAGTAATTGCAAACGATAAGTTATTTTCAAAAAATACATCAGGTAAAGTTTCAGTAGCCTTAGTCTCAAATATAATTGTATTAAGTGCTCTGAATGTTTCTATATCTGCAGTAACATTGTATGCTCTACTATTAGGGTAACCTGCACCTGTACAACTTTGACCTGTAGTCATTTGAAGTATAAGTTGGTTTGTGGTAGCGTCTCTATAAAATTGCATATAGTTTATGTCAAAATTATAGGTATTTAATACACCATTAGTTGCAATGTATTCTATAGATGTAACTCCATCTATTGAATATCCTGTTGGTAATAATGCTGCTACATTTTCTCCATTAAACCAATCCTCCATATTATCATAACTAGATAAAGATGTAAGGTCTTTTTCAAATATAAATCCTCTTTCTTCACAAGAGTTGCCTACACCTGCTCTACGCCAATTAACATTAAATCTAATTAAACTTCCTGCAGGTATAGTATAATCTTCATATTCCCATGTAGGATTCATAGGGTCAAATCCTGCACCTTTAAATAAATTCATTGGGTAGTTTAACTTAGCATAGTTACCACCTCTAGGTGCTGTTGCAGTTTGAGAACCCGGTGCTACTACAGCATCAGCAGTTGTTACAGCAGAAAAACTATTTGGGTTAATCTTCATGTATACTCCTGCAGGAACAGCAACATCTTCTATTGGTGTTATAAAACCTTCACCTTGAGATTCCTTTGCAAGAACTGTTGCATTAGCACAGTTAAGTAAAGGACCATCAGTATCAGCCTTAACTATATATCTATCTCCAACCTGAACCTTACGAGCGTTCTCTCCTTCTAGATAGAACCATACTTCATTTGTTTCAGGATTCTTGAAAAAAAGATTAGTATATATAGTATCATAATTTTCAGCATTTGCTTTAATTACAAACTTATATCTAGTTGCCCAATATGGTGGATGTTGTGTAGGTGGTATAGTAACCTTTATATAATTTTTTGTACTTGAATTTCCACATGGAACATGTACGGTATTGTTAGGACTAACTAATGCAGTAGTTGCACGATTGTAATCATCCATATATACAATACCTATTTCATAATCTCTATTACTATGTAAACTTTGTGTGTTACCATCTTTTTGAAATGTAACATCTGCAAATACTATTGAGTAATATTCATAAACTCTTTGCGTTGGCGTTACAACATCATCTACATACTCCATTGAAACAAACTGCAATCCAATACTAGTGCTTGCAGGAGATGCTATAATTCCTATGCCTTGCCCTACAGCAGATACACCACTTGCTAATTTTTCTAATGCATCTAGATTATTTGGTAATATACAATTTATTTTATCTGTAAATGTAACACCATCACATGCTGTTGCAACAGGTTCAATATTTGCTGATGTACCAATAGCTAATTGAAACTCATCACTTGTTGCTAAATCATAAACAGATGTATAATTTCTTGGTAAGAAGAATGTAAAACCTTCTGATACATTATCTGTTGTTTCTGTAGGGAACGGTGTATCTCCTGAGAATGATTCATGTGTAAGTGTAACATCAATAACTATTGATGAACCCTGAATTAATTCGACACCATCTAAATCTATTGACAATACTGAATCTGTAATAGTTTGTGGTACATCTATTGTATAGTTACCACTTTGGTTTGTTGTAGTAATATCTGCAAGACCTATATCTTCACTAATTAGTTCTACTGTATACTCTAATTTTATAGGATTACCATTTGAATCAATAAGGTCATATCCTTCTACATAGTTACCATACATTAATCTATTGCCCATTATAGTTTGAGCCTTAGCAAATCTTGGAACATTATCATAGAGTCTTAGAATTTCAGACTCAGGTAATACTGTAAATATTTTACTATTAGTAAATGTAAAGCTATAATCTGTATTATCTAGTAAACCTAAATTAGCTTTATCTAGTTTTTCAATTACTTTAATTATATTCCCACCTGCTTCTTTAAATAGTAAATCAATACCAACCACAAGGGAATCTCCTGTATTGTATGTTACATTTACTGAGTTAGCAAGGTTAGTCATACCTTCATTCAAATAACTTTCTGTACTAAACTGAAATTGTTTAGGAATAAATGCAGGTTCTGACCATTGAGATGTAGCAGAATACTCACCATCTTCATACCTGTATCTGTATGCAAAGCATATAAAATTATCTGTTAAGAAATTTTCTTGACCATTAGTTGCAAGAGGTGCAATAGTTGGTGATTCTATAGGTGGTTTTTTAATAACCAAAATAGATTCATTTGTAAATCCATCAACCCCTGCTACAGGATTAGCATAGTTTTTATTTATATTTATTCTTCTAGGTGCATTATAATCATCTGTAAAGAATAATAAGTTCTCAACTAAATCTACACCTGTAATTAAATATGTAGGATTAAAGTTAAGTGTAGTGTTTACACCACTACCATCATTAATACTAATGATATGATATGTTAAGATGTTACTCTTGGTATCATATGAACATATTAAATCTAGTTTACCTGTAGGGCTTGTTTCAAAATTACTATCGTGAACAAACCAATATATAGTTTCATTAGAGCCATCCTCTAAAGCACCTATACATCTAGCATCACCACTAAGAGCAACACCATCATATTGTAACGTAGTTAAAATAGTATTACCTTTAGAGTTCTCAATAACACCAACCTCAGATAATTCCGTAGAACCCATCCGTATATTAAGTGCATCAATGTATTCTCCATTAGGTATAAGTCGTTCATCAACGACTTTATTCATTCGCCCTGCTGTAAAATTTCTAGTAATGTTCGCCATATTATTTAATCCACTTAGCTTGACCTCTCAAATTCATAAGTAATCTACCCGGATGGATGTTACTCATTCTGATTTTTGCATTTCTAAGCAATGCAGATTTTTCTTTTCTTGCTCTAGCTACTATATATTCTTGTACCCCTAATTTACTTCTTAGTATTTCATATTGGATGTAAGCGTATATGTAATTCTCAAATAGTTTGTTAACGCTAATCTTTGAGTTATCACCTTGCTCCATACCATCAGATACATACTCAACAATAACAGATTGGTGTTGCATATCTGAACTGAAGTTTATTACACCTGCTTTATTATCAACTCTAAATGTAGGGTTGAAGTTAGCAGTCTCAGTATTTAAACCATATCTTGCACCAATAGAGTGCTCGAAGTACCATCTACCATCGTAGTTATACCCTTCAGTACCATCAAACTGATTACCTGAATTTAGGTATATACTTTTTTGTTGACCTACAATTCTATCATAATCTAATTCAGAATACTCAGGTCTAAGTATGTTACCTTCCTCATCAAATAAAATCTTTCCTGTTTGGTCTTGAAGATATTCCTGAGAACTATTTAACTGAATGTTTTCAGTAAGTGGTCTAATCCAACCATCTTTGTAATAAGATACACGAACCCAATTCACATAATCAGATGGTAGAATAAATCTGAGTTTATCATCCACATCTAACTGCAATGCCTTAATCTCTTTGAACGCATCGTAGTTTAATTCCTGAATAGCACGCTTAGCATGGAATAGAATCTTGTAACGCTCTTCATTATTAACCAATGAGTGATTACCACTGTACATTAATAAGAAGTTATTTACAACATCGAAAAGACTTACATATTGGTAAGACCCCCAATTCTCATTCTCAGGAGGTACTCCTGCGTTCTCGTAATATTTATATTGAGATATATATGCCATGTTCTATTTCTTTATTGTTGTTGACTAAATGTTGGTTGTTCGTGTTGCTCTTGAGCCATACCAAACTGAACAACTTCTTGCTCTCTAATAGATACACCACAGTATTGAAGAATCTTCATAGCTAATTTGTATTCATCTTCTAGTGGTAATTCAAAATCTTGGTAGTCATTTTGCGATTGGTCAAACACAGGCTCGCCATTCACTAATGTAATATAAGTCCACTTAGGGTCTTTAGGATGTCTAAAGTATTGTGCTACTGCAGAATCCTCTGAGTTTATTGTTGATGGATATAATGTTACAACCTCTCCCTCTTGTACCCAAGCAGGGAACATCTCTGTTGGTGTAGTAAGTAACGATGCATTAAGCATTGTAATTCTACTTAGAGTAACTTTTTCTGCTTCACCTAAATATTGTAAATCTTCTCCAACTAATTTATAACACAATACTTTATTAATCATATAGTATGTATCACCTGTAGTTGTTAATGTAGGTACATAAAATTTATTTGTATCAGGTGCTACTTGTGTTAATGTTTTTGTTTCAGAAAAAGATTCTATAGTTTCTGATATAGGTCTTTTGATATTTGCATAGTCAACGCCTGCTTGACGTACGTTCTCCATGTTTACTGTTTTGTTGTATTGAGAAAAATATTCCTCAAACAACTCCATCTGAGCCTGTTTAGCATACAGGTTAAAATCAGACGGAGATATATATCCGTAGTTGTTCTTATTCAGAACAGACAATACTGTATTTCTTACTGAGTTAATCATTATATAATGTTTTCACAAAGATAAGAAAAAAAAGAAAGGGAGTCTTGCGAACTCCCTCTCTGTAAAACAAACTTAATTGTAATTATTATAAACCTAATTCACCTTCTAACATACGAAGTGCATCTATACCATCATCACTTTGTAAGTACGATGTAACAAAGTACATCGGGTCTTCTCCGAATGGAACTGATAACATTTTCTTTTTATTAGAACTTGTATTAAAGAATACTTCTTTTTTATTATTTCTAAATGCTAATAACTTAGCATCAAAGAATAAATGTACGTTTGATTGCAACTTAACCATAGGGTCTCCTAGTGCATTCAGGAATTGTTTTGGATGTCTCTTAGCATAGATTAACATATCACGTTTTAATTCTGATGTGCTAATCTTAGATGTATCCTTACCAAATAGTACACGACCTAATACTTCTAATTGTTC